TCGGCCACAACATCATTGGGTACGACCTGTGGGCTATCCGCAAGTTGTACCCCGACTGGACTACCTCTGCCGAGATCAAGGACACCTTGGTCTACTCGCGCCTTGGCTGGCCGAACATCCGCGAACTAGATCACCAGAAGAAGTGGGGCGACCTTGAGAAGAAGTCAGGTTCCCACTCCCTCGGTGCTTGGGGTGACCGCTTGGGCTTCAAGAAGTGGTCTCACGTTGTCGAGGACAAGTCCATGTTTGAGCGGTGGAGCCGCGAGCTTGAGGACTACTGCCAGCGCGATGTCGAGGTCAACCACAGGTTCTGGCAGGAGTGCAAGAAGAAGGACTTGAACGAAGGCTCTGTCAACTTGGAGCATCGGATCTTTACCCTGATGCACGACATGGAACACTACGGTTTCCTGTTTGACCGCCGCAAGGGCGAGCGGCTGTATGCGCGGCTCTGCTCTCAGCGGGACCGTATCCGCGAGGAGATGAAGTCAATCTTCCCGACCAAGGTAACCGAGCGTATCTCGGAGAAGACGGGCCGCAAACTGAAGCCTAAGGTTGAGGAGTTCAACCCTGGTAGCCGCAAGCAGATTGCCGAGCGGTTCATGGAGCGGGGCTGGAAACCGACCGAGTTTACGCCTGACGGTAAACCGAAGGTTTCAGAGACAGTCTTAGTTAGCCTAGAGGGGACGATCCCCGAAGCAAGGGTTCTCAAGGACTACCTGCTGGTGACAAAGCGCATCGGTCAGTTGGCCGAAGGTAACCGAGGGTTGCTGGGGGAGGTCGCAAATGACAACCGCATCCACGGCTCTGTCAACAGCAACGGCGCAGTCAGCGGACGCATGACACACAGGGCTCCCAACCTTGCTCAGATCCCGGCAGAGGAGACTTTCCGCGAGTTGTTCACGGTCCCTGACGGGTTCGACCTAGTGGGCTGCGATGCCTCAGGTTTGGAACTCCGCTGTCTGGCTCACTATATGTATACCTGGGATGACGGGAAGTACGCTGACCAGATCCTTAGCGGTGACATTCATACGATGAACATGGAGGCTGCTGGGTTGACCAGCCGCTCCCAAGCCAAGACTTTGATCTATGCCCTGATCTACGGGGCGGGTGACGCAAAGCTGGGCGAGATCATTGACGGTGGACTTAAGGAAGGACGCGCTCTCCGCAAGCGTTTCCTTGATCGGACCCCCGCCCTCAAAAAACTGACCGAGATGGTCAAACAAAAAGCTAAGGTTCAGGGCCACCTGACGGGACTAGACGGACGCACGTTGTATTGCCGGAGTCCCCACTCTGCCCTGAACCTTCTTCTACAATCTGCCGGAGCGGTCGCGATGAAAACCGCAACCTGCATCTTCAGCAACCTCCAAGCCAAGCATGGCTTCGTGAAGAACGAGGACTGGGCCATTGTCGCCCATGTCCATGACGAGTGGCAGACCGAGTGCCGTTCGGTGACTAGTTCGCAAGTAGCGAAAAACGCTTGCCTGTCGATTGAACAGGCAGGTGAGGCTTTTGATTTCCGAATCCCCTTAGCTGGCGAGGCCCGTATTGGAAAGAACTGGTGGCAGACACATTGATCCCGCATACGCGGCTGGGTTCCTCGACGGCGAAGGGTGCTTCCGTTTTCTAAGCGGCCCCCGAGTCGAAGTAAGTTCAACTTACCGTGAGATCCTATGCCAGTTAGCGGACACTTATGGAGGAACCGTTGCTAAGAAAGAAGACGCAACCGAAACCTGCCGCCCCTGCTGGGGATGGGCAGTCAACGGGGATGCCTGTCGGGACTTAGTGAAGAGTGTGCGCCCTTGGCTTGTTGAGAAGGCTCACCAGGCCGACCTACTGCTCAAGGGCCACAGGTACGCCGCAAGGTCAGCAATGCGGCTCCAAGTCAAACGCGAACTGAAAGACCTGAAACGCATCCACCACCTATGGGCTCCCCCGACCTCTCCGAATACGACAGCAACGTCCTCATCAACGAGTTGCTGGACCGCTATGCCGCTCTGGTCATCTTCGGAGAACGGAAGACCAACAACCCAAAAGAACGATACATCTGTGCCGCCGAGGGACCACTCCAAAAAGTGCTGTCTCTTATTGTCAATGGCTCAGACTACGCAACCGAGATAATCAAGGAACTCAACAACGATGACGAAGACGATACTGATTGATGGAGATATTCTGGCTTACCGGACAGCAGCGGCTGTGGAATACGCTGTATGCTGGGATGCCGACCAAGACCTGTGGTCACTTACGGCTGATGCGCGTGAAGCCAAGCAGCGTATTGACCTAGAGATTGTGGCTCTCAAGCAGCGGCTGGAAGCTGACAAGGTACTGATTGCTTTCAGTGACGCTAAGAACTTCCGCAAGGAGGTCTTGCCTACCTATAAGTGGAACCGCAAGGCTACTCGCAAGCCCACCATCCTGCCGGAACTGCGGGACTACTGCATCAATGCCTACCCGACACGGGTGATCCCAAGGCTGGAGGCTGACGATGTTCTAGGCATCCTCGGAACCTCACGGACACTCAAGGGAACCAAGATCATCGTGAGTGAGGACAAGGATCTTCTCCAGATTCCTGGGTATGTCTACCGCCCCTCGGAGGACACCGTTCACAAAATCTCAAAGCAGAAGGCAGACCGCTGGTTCTTCACTCAAGTCCTGACTGGCGACTCGACAGATGGCTACACAGGGCTTCCCGGCTGTGGCCCCAAGACCGCCGAGAAGATCCTACAGGTTGGCTGCTGGGGCGAAGTGGTCGAGGCATACGAGAACAAGGGGCTCAATGAAAACGAGGCCCTTACGCAAGCACGGGTGGCGCGTATTCTCCGCGCTTCAGACTTCAACTTACGGACAAGCAAGGTAAAGCTATGGGAACCGAAGGAGGCCAAAAGTGACTGATTTGATTTCACCTACTGATGCTGAGGCGTGGCTACGCGAACCTACAAGGTCAAACGCTATGGATGACAAGGAACTGTTTGCCTACCACGCCGCCATGTGCAGCAGAGCCCTGAAGATATGTAGGGCTAAGAACCACGACTATGCTACGGGCGGCAACGCAGGTCCGTTTGCCAACTTTGCTCGCGTTGAGGCTATGGGCGTGATGACTACCGAGCAGGGTTTCCTGGTGCGGATGATCGACAAGATGTCCCGCCTGAGTACGTTTGCAAAGGCAGGTAAACTCAAGGTTGCGGACGAGGGGGTGCAGGATACCCTTATGGATCTGGTCAACTACACCGTCCTTCTGAGTGCCTACATCCACGATAAGGGGAAAGATAATGGGTAATAGCGGTGACCTTACGGAATCTACCCCTTTTCCACGGGTCACTAAGGCCCTTTTGAAAGACTTAGACGAGCGGTTCCCCGCCCGATACCCCAGTCTCGACTGGACCGACAGAGAAATCTGGTATCGCGCAGGGCAACGCTCCGTCATTGAGTTTTTACTTGACCGCTTTGAAGCCCAGATCGAACGAGGGAAACCCTAATGTGCCTATCTAGTAAGCCTGAAATGCCGGAGATGCCCCCACCTCCTCCTCCCGTGCCGCCACCCCCCACGCGCATGACTAAGAAGATCAAGCCTACGCCGTCTGCCGCGAGCAGGATGACTTCTTCAGGCTTCAAGGGTTCCCTCTCAAAACTCCTAATCCCCCTCAATCTGCCGCAGTAACAGATGGATTACTTTAGTGCCTCAGGTCTGTACACGAAGCTAGAAACCAAGCGAGACAGCTACCTGAGGCGTGGGCGGGATGTGGCGAAAGTCACTATCCCCCACCTGTTGACGGAAGAAGGGCACAGCCACGCCTCCAAACTGGCGACTCCCTACCAGTCCATTGGAGCCCGTGGGGTCTCGAATCTAGGCAGCAAGCTCCTCCTTTCCCTGCTGCCCCCGAGCCAGCCCTTCTTCCGTCTTCAAGTTGACCCGTTCACTCTGGAGCAACTAACGGGGATGGACGATGTACGCACGGAAGTCGAGGCTTCTCTCGCGGACATTGAGAACGCTGTTCACGGCGAGATCGAGTCTATGGCCCTACGGGTCGAGGTCTTTGAGGCCCTGAAGCAACTGGTGATCTGCGGCAACGCGCTGCTGTTCCTGCCCCCTGAGGGCCGAATGCGGATCTACAAGCTGGACCG